GAAGAATCAGAACCGCCAATCTTAGAAAGAGGAACTTGGTGAGCCACAAGGATATCGTCTCTGTTCTGCTTTCTGTATTCTTTAAATGATGCTTCTTGGATTCCATTTTCTACAGGATCCATCTTAAACTCTACCTTGTTGGTGTCGGAGTCTCCTGGCAGTGGAATGTAAAGAGTTCTATGGTTCTGGCCCTTTAGCCCTGTCTGCAAGAATCTAAACATTTTGTCTTCTGCCTCAGCAGACAACTTTGCACCTTTAAGAGTTACAACATATCTTGGGGTTGCTTTGTTTTGGAAGTAATCAATATTGTACTGTGATGCAAGTTGGTCTCCGTGTAGTGATCCTATTGCAGACATAATATCTGGTACCCCGTAAAAAGTGTTTAGCGGTGAGTACTCTTTAAAGTGAATAATTTCATTTGGTCGTGCATCTGTTCCAAGTGGGTTTGGATTTGTTGCCCCAAAGTTACGGAAGTAAACAACCTTGTTTCCAATAACCTGAACATACCCATCACGCAATCTACGTACACGCATTGTTGTAGAGGGGATATGACCAACATATCCAATATCTCCACGAACAGTTCTTCCTACTTCAAGATAGGCATTACCTGTTGCTTGTAGATCAGTAAAAACCTTTTCCATTGTTGTTGTAAAAGAATCTTCGTCGTTTAAAGACTCAAGCCAATCAGTCATTTCAATCTTTGCTCTTTCAATTCTTTTTCTTGCATTCTCAGAAGTCTTTGGCTCTGATGCTTCTAACTTAAGCATAGTTCTTTTTGAAACCTTGAACTCATATCCAAGGCCAACAATGTTTTCTACCTTGGCATCAATGGCTGCGTGATTGGCAAATGATGTGTCGTAAAAACTTGCAAGTTCATATAGGTTCCATGGTGGAGTAATTACATCAAAGAGTCCGTAGGCATTTCTAAATACTGCTCCTGAGTTAATCTCTTTAGATCTTGCTCCATCAATACCGACGCTTTCTGCTCTTGAACTGTCAATATATCCTTGGGTTGCTTCACCCTTAACTATACGAGATGTTCGTCTTTTAAAATTAGCGTCAAGACCTTGTAAGTCTTTGATTACATCCCATGACTGATTAAATGGATCTTGCTTTGTAAAAGTATCATCTTCTGGCAAAAGATTATCCGTCTTTGCTCTAATAAAAAACTCTTTGTCTTCACTCATTAGTCGTCACTTCCATATTTCGCAATAGTGTCTTTGGCTGCCTGTACTGCACCAAGATCGTTCATTGAAGGAATTAATCCTTCTGCTAGTCTTTGCTTTTGTTCAGAGTACTCTTCTTCTGAGATTCTTGTTAGACCTGGAACAAATACACAAGTTCCATCTCCTTCATCCCCGTAATATTTTGCTGCTTCTTTAAGTTTAGATATCTGGAGTATGTCACCTTTTTGAGATTCAATATTTAAAACAGAACCAGTTCCATCTGTAAACCATTTTCCGTTAGCCTTTTTGTACACGTAAAGACCCCAATCGTAGTGCTTCTCAATAATTTTTGCACGAGACTCACCTATTTGGCCCTTCATTCTGGGTAAGGCTTTCTTCTTTTTGCGTGGATCTTGGGTATTCATATACTCAAGTATACCATATTAGACAGCAGGAACGGTTATTAGTTTTGATGTTATACCAGAATAGATCTTATATACATGGTCTGTAGTCGACCTAAGACTATTAATAACAAGAGTTCCTGAACTATCAATAATAATCTTGTTTGTTCCTGTATAACTCTTATAGATAGTAGAGGGGTTTACACCATAAAAGTTCTTCGAAGAAACAATATTTACCCCGCGCCAATCAAAGTCTGAAGATCGCCAATAGTCCCAGTCAAGAACCTCTGGTGGAGCGTTCTCAACTGAGAACCAAGATCTTGGCTGAATCAATTGAACCTCTTGAAGGTTTGTAGACTGATAATATGAGACAGTGTTAAAGGTTATTGGTCCATTAAAATTAATAACTCCTACAGTGTTTGTAAACTCTAATAGTTTTGGGAAAGAGATGCCAAGGAATCCCCATTCTTTAATAGTTATCACTGGCTCTTTTACAATCTTTCCATTCCAGTAAAAATCTATACCAGTTTCTAATCTACCAGTTATTGCGTCAACTGCATATATCTTTGCTCTTTCTCCAGTTGGATGGATTGCAACCATATAAAACTTTATGTGCTCTTTGTTTGATTTAATTTCAAAAATTTCTGTAGATGAATAGGGGAATGCATCTTTGTCATATCTGATTGCTGCTTGCATTGCTAAAACCTTAAAGTCATTTGATTTTTCTTTGTTGATTGGAATAGATAGTCCACGGTTTTCTCTTGGATCGTAGGCACCTTTTAATTCTAAACCAGTGTATCTTGTTAAATACAAATATGGAGAACTACCCTTATAAATTGTAAAAGGGTTTGTACTCTTGTAGTCATAATAAAACCCAGATTTTTTATAAGGGTAGACGTCTTGTCCAAACCTAGTTCCTACTGGATTCACAGATGTTTCATTAAATGCTTGAGATGCATATTCTAAACTTCTTAAATATACCTTCTTTTTTAGTATTCCCTTTACTTTAAACTCTAAGTGAGTAACAAGTGCAAGATCTAAAACATTTATATTTATGGGAGGATAAACAATCATATTGTCAATAACTTCATACTTGCTAGATCTCCAGTCTTCTCCTGGTATTACTATTGAGTCGTTTGATGGTTTCTCAATATTTACAAAATTCTCTGATGAAAGATTTGCACCATTTTTTATATACTGAAAAGTTATATAAGACCTAACAAGAGAATCTGTTGTATCATACTTATAGTTTTTGTAGGCCTTATTTTTTAAATCATTATAATCTAAATAGTTTGTAAAAAGTTGATTTCCTAAAGAAGAATAGTCTCTTTGAATAGGCTGATTGTATTCTTCTGATAACTCTTTGTATGTCCAAGAACCTAACTCCTCTTCTTCTATAAAAACTGAAGGAGATGGGTAGTTTATATTAAACTGTATAAAATCTAAATCATAATAACTTTTATTCTTTTTGTCTTTTACATATTTGGCAAAGTATGTTAGCGGAATATAGTCTTCCCAGTATCCCTGGACATCTATATCAAGTTGATAACGTTCAAAATATAAAGATGGTGACAGCGTATAACTTGCTGTGTGTGACTGAAGAGTGTTTGCCGTTGCCAAAGATGGTAGACCTGCGTCAACTATAAGGTCCCACTCCCCTGGGTTATTGCCAAAGTAGTCTTCTGTTGAGTTATACTCCACGTCTGGAGTCTGTAAATATTCATCGAAGACGCTATCATTTTCTATAACAATTCCTTTTTCACTGAACATTGACTCTATGTCTTTATGATTTCTGGAAGTACAAAACCCTGTCTTGTATATTTTACCAGTAAAGGTTTCTGTTAAACTTGGGCCTCCTCCAATGCACAAACTTAAAGAATTTACGTTTCCAAAAAATGAAGCAACATTTCCACCAAAATATTTAGAAACTGCGTCTATATCTATACCTATAGAAAAAAGTTCTCCAACCTGTATAGGAGATAAAGTTAATAGTGTCTGCTCAGATCCACCGTAATGCAACTTATATACAACAGTTAATCCTTCAGAATATACTTCAAAATAGTTAGATGATGTCTTTGACTCTAACTTAAATAAAACCTGTTTGTCTACCGAGTTAGATAAAAACTTAAAAGAACCATAAAAAGATTTTAGCCTATCTTTTAAAAAGTTTAAGTCTTCAAAATACATGTAACCATTTGTGAGCCCAAAAGAAAAAAATTTTTCGCTTTCATTTTGCTGATCCTTTAAACTATCAAACAAATCAAGAACAAAACCAGACTCTAAAACAATTTCTGGGAGAGTGTAGTCTGGAGTAGATAAGCGATTATTTTGTGTATCAAGATTATCTACTATTGCTTGTGACCAATTACCAAGCGTTGGGTATGAATAATTGTTTGAATAATCTGCAAATGGATAATCTACATAAACAGATGATCCGCTATAAGATTGATTGATTCCCTCTGGAAATTCAACACCCTGACCATAAACAAACCTTTTTTTAGCAAGAACTATTGGAACATAATACGTGTATATAGCAACACAGTCAATTTCTATTGGAGAAACATCTTCATATGCATAAAAACCTATCCAGTCTTGGTTTTTACTATTTAGCAATCGTGAAGGAAAGTTTAATTGCGAACTCAGATAAATTAAAGATATAACCTCTTCTCCATTTATAAGAAGAGATCCGCTGTTTTCAGAGAGTCTTATGTGAAGTAACATTGGCCTTGTCCATTCGCCAACATAGTAAGATCCAAAGGCATTTCCAATTTTTAAAATTAAGAAAGGTCCTTCTACGTAGAGCCCATCATCAGAACCTATGGGGCCAATAATTCTTTTCTTGGTTACAGAGTCTGAGTTAATTCTTACCCAAGCCTCCAAAGTATATTCTTTGTATTGGCCGTCTTCTCCCATAAATCCAAGTCCTGGAATAATTAAAGATGGCTTTGGAGCACCCAGGGTATCTTCATTTGGTAAAAGTTTTGTAAGATTAGAAGCCCCATACACCAAAGGTATACCTGTATTTTTTGCCATAAGGCTACTATTAGAAACAAGGTAATAACCTTTTTTATCTTCAAGACTATAGGCACTTGCTTCTATTCCAACTGAAGGCTCTATTGCTATTTCAGATGGTAACGAATACTGCTCTACTCCAAGAGATGAGGAGTTAAATTCTTCTGACCACTGACCAACAGTTATCCCATTAGCCAGGAAAGTATAGTCATCAGAACTTAAGGCACCGCCTACATAATTAATCTTTATAACAACTCTAAACTCTGTGTTGTCTTCTGGTATTTCAAAAGTTTCAGATATAAAAAACCATTTGTCATACGAAAACACTGGGTAGTTTTTTAGTCTTTGAACTTTATTTCCAGATGTTGTATCATTATATTCGTATCCTATTTCAAAACTATAAACATATGTACTAAGG